GCCTGGATTACCCTGCGCGCCAGTTGGTCCTATAACACCTTGTGGTCCTGTTGGGCCGACAAATCCTTGATCGCCTTGAACTCCTTGTGGCCCAGTAGGTCCTGTGTTTCCTTGATCACCTTGTGCGCCAGTTGGTCCAATAGCTCCAGTAGGTCCAGCCACAGTTGATGGTGCGCCTTCAGCTCCAGTAGGGCCTGTTGGTCCAATATTGCCTTGAATACCAGTAGGACCAATATCACCTTGAATGCCTTGAATTCCTTGTATGCCCTGTGGTCCAGTTGGGCCAATATCGCCTTGAATTCCTGTAGGTCCTGTAGCGCCAATATTACCTTGCGCTCCAGTAGGGCCGACTTCACCTTGAGGACCAGTTGCACCAATTTGACCTTGAGCGCCTGTAGGCCCAACATTACCTTGAGCGCCTGTAGGGCCAATATCACCTTGCGGTCCTTGAATACCTTGTATCCCTTGTGGACCTGTAGGGCCATGATCGCCTGTATTTCCTTGAGCGCCAGTAGGTCCAATTAAACCATTAGCGCCAGTTGGGCCAACACTTCCTGTCGCTCCCTGTGCGCCTGTCGGGCCTGTGTCGCCTATATTTCCTTGTGGTCCTGTAGCGCCAGTATCACCTACTGGACCTTCTACACCTTGTATTCCTTGAACGCCTTGTGGTCCTGTTTGTCCTTGTATGCCAGTAGGACCTTGAATCCCTTGACTGCCAGTTGGTCCAATAGCTCCAGTAGGTCCTATTGCACCTGTAGGTCCTTGTATGCCTTGACTTCCTGTAGGTCCAATATTTCCTGTAGCACCTGTCGCGCCTGTAGCGCCTGTAGGCCCAACATTACCTTGAGCGCCTGTAGGACCAGTAGGACCTGTAGGACCTTGTGATCCTTGAACGCCACGATCAATCGTGATTTCTGTTGTAGCAGTAGGTGTTACATTGACAGTTAAATTATTACTATCAACAACATCAATATTATAGTTAGCCATTTAGTTCACCACGCCATCAGAACGAACTAGAAATAATAAAAAGATAATCATATCTTGAGCGGGAGTTGATCCTGAAGCTGGGAATGAAATTTTAATGCGACCTGAAAAACCAACGCAAGGATCGGCGTTAATATCTAATTGAGTATCAGTTGATATAACTGACCATGTTGATTCGTCAATAATAAGAGTAAAAGTTCCTGAAGCATCAACTCTATTTGCAATAGTTAAAGATACAGGGCTTGGTGGTGGTGTGTAATCTGCTATGTCAAAAGTAAGACCATAGCGGCTATCTCGGATGTTAGATAACTGTCTGCGAATTATAGAAGCATCAATAGTAGCGCCTGTTAAATCAACAGGTGTGCCATCATTATTAAATGCTAAATTCCAAAAAGTTTTTTGATTATAAACAAGCTCGCCTGCAATGATTTCATTATCAAAGCCCGACACTTGTTGAAGTGTATTTTTATTAAAGATAGCCATTTTTTTTCCTTACAAGGTTAATAACGCAAGCATCTCTCTGACGCAATGCGATGGTCTTATCTTATTTATTGATTATACTATAACTTCTAACCAAGATGTAATAGCTTCATCCCAAGTATAAATTTTATCATCAGTTGGCATTGGTGTAGGTGCTTCCCAAGTCCATGTTGTTTCATTTAAAAGCCATGAAGCAAATGGTTGTGGCGCATAAAATACATCATTAACTGAATCGTATGTATAACCAATACCAGCATAATTACCTCTTAATGGTCTGCCTTCAGGATGTTGATTCCCGTAAGTGTTATAAGATGTTTGTATCCAAGCACCAGGACTTGAATCAACAAATGTATCAAAAAATTCTTTTTCTGCAACGATAACTTGAACCACTTTACCATCACAAACTTTTGCAAAATGCGACATATATTTCCCCTTTATTCTTATTATACCTTATGCGGTATATGATCCTGAAGCAGTAAATTTAATAATTGTATTAGAACCTGAAGTTGTAATTGTAGGTGATCCTGTAGTTGTTCCTGAATAAGAAGAAGTTGGAATTGATAATATTATTACGCCTGATCCTCCAGCACCACTAGCGGTATATGAAACTGCTCCGCCACCACCGCCACCGCCAAGATTAGCCGTTCCTGATGTAGCAACAGTAGAACCACCACCTTTACCACCACCACCAGCGCCACCAGTCCCATTAACATTTCCTGTGTAAGCACCACCACCACCACCGCCAGCGTATGTTATTGATGATCCTGTAATACTAGATGCTGATCCAGCACCGCCATTTCCTGATCCTGATCCTGATCCATTAGAACCAGTTACACCAGCGCCACCACCACCAGCAGAACCATATTCTCCAGCAGAACCACTTCCCGTTCCGCCTGAATTTCCTTGACCTGAAGTTCCTGATCCACCAGCATAATTTGATCCACCTTTAGCTCCGCCACCACCACCGCCTGAACCACCTGATAATCCAGTTCCAGTTCCAACACCAAAATCTTGACCTGAACCGCCACCACCACCGCCCGATGCAGTAGTTAATCCTGTAAATAATGAATTATTTCCAGTTGTTCCTCTTGATGATGCACTATTATATACTCCAGCGCCCCCCGCACCACCACCACCAATAGTTGCAGTATAAGTAGTTCCTACAGATAATGTTGTTGATCCTGTAAGCATACCACCAGCACCACCACCGCCACCGCCAGCGCCAGCACCACCGCCACCGCCCGCTACAATAAGATATGAAATTAAAACTGTTCTTAAAAAAGGTGGATTTCCTGAATAAACATCAGCTTGGGCAAGCCAACCTTGTGTAGCATCTATATAAACAAAAGTTAATCCTGTTCTATTTGTGTTAATAACTGCATTAGCACCACTAGAATTAATCTTTGATCCATTAGGATCAACAGTTATATTATTAGTTGCCGCAGTTCCAGCATAATCCACAATAACTAATGACTGTCCAATGCTAGGGCTTGCTGGTAAAGTTATTGTAATTGTTGATGAAGTGGTATTAACTAAATAACCATATCCAGCAACGGCAGTAAATGATGAAGTTTTAACTGTATCCCAAGTAATTGCACCTGAAGCTGATCCGTAAATATAAGCTGATCCATCAGTTGATACGATTGTGCCATTAGCACCAACAGTTGTTAGGTTAGTGCCACCTTTGTTAATAGGTATAGTAGGAAGATTAGTTGTAGGAAATGTTCCTGTAATGCCTGTAGTTACATCAATTTGACCTGATGTATTTAAGGTGTTAGCAAACTTTCCTAAATTATATGCTTGCGACATTAATTATCCTGTATATGTGCCTGATGATGTAAATTTCATAATAGTGTTAGCACCTGATGTTGTTATAGTTGGGCTACCAGTAGTTGTTCCTGAATAATTTGCAGTAGGAACAGAAAGAAATACAACACCTGATCCACCATTTGCGCCTTTATTTCCAGAGCCACCACCACCGCCACCACCTGAACCAGTATTTGTAGCACCTGCATTAGGGTTTACTGCTCTAGTAGTAATACCATTGCCGCCGCCGCCTAAACCACCTGTGCCAGCAGTTCCACCATCAGTCCATCCAGCACCACCGCCAGCGTAATAAGTTGCAGTTCCAGTAATAGATGATTGAGCGCCGTTACCTCCACTTCCACCAACCCCACTTGCACCATTACCACCTACTGCACCTGCTCCACCACCACCACCAGCGCCACCTCCATTAAATGCATTACCGCCTGCAAAACCTTGTCCAGCAGTTCCAGCTCCAGGAGAACCAGTATTAGCTCCTGCACCTCCACCTGAACCACCTGAAAGTCCTGATACATTAAACCAACCGCCAGCTCCACCACCACCTAATGCTGTTGTTACACCAGTTAATGATGAATTAGAACCATTTGGTTGTGGATTAGAAGTTGTTGCGGTAGAACCAGCACCAATTGTTGCAGTATAAACAGAACCACTTGTTATAGATAATGATCCTGTCAATAAACCACCAGCCGCACCACCAGCACCACCATCATAACCACCAGCAGAACCGCCAGCTATTACAAGATAGGATGCAGTATATGGAGCATTTACAAAAGGGGTTGATGAATATACATCACTTACTGCTACCCATCCTTGTGTAGCATCAGCATATACAATAGTTAAACCTTCACGATTAGTTTGTATAACTCTATTTGTAGTTGTTCCATTAATTTTATTGCCATTAGTTGCTAGTGTAATATTATTAGTAGCACTTGTTCCAGCGTAATCAATGATAGAAATCATATCACCAGCAGTAGGGCTTGCTGGAAGTGTTACTGTTATTGCACCTGAAGTTGTATTGACTGGATAACCATAATTAGATGTTGCAGTAAAGTTTCCAGTTTGAACAGATTGCCATGCAATTGTGCCAGCTACATTACCCCATGATAATGTTGATCCGTTAGATTTTAATACTTGACCAGCAGTTCCGACTGCCGTTAATCCTGTTCCGCCTTTAGTGGTAGGAACAGTAGGTAAATTAGATGTTGAAATTGTGCCTGTAAATCCTGTGGAAGCATCGGCTTGACCGCTTGAATCTACTTTGTTGGCAAATTGTGATAAATTAAAGGCTTGCGTCATTATTAATCCTTATGCCGCACCAGCTCGTGCGTATGTTTGTTGTTGTAAAACAGTAATATTAGTATCAGGCACAGTTGTTAATGTATATTGCCCTGTTATCCCTGTAGTGTAATCATCAGGATCGACTAATAATACCCCATTTCCGTATAAATTAAAAGCGTCAATTGTGTAATTAAATTCATAAGTATCTTGTCCTATAACTGAAAACACAGGCGAATTTACAGGTGTGCCTGTAGGTGTTGTTGTATTGTTTGCAGTAAATTGAATAATGGATAAAGTGCCGCTTGTTGTGTTTGGTAAATTGGTATAAGTATTACTTACAATATCATAATCTTGATCGGGAACGACTGTGCCATTCATAAATGGTAATTCATATCCTGATAAGAAAGACCATTCTGTGGGTGTATAAGATGAAGCATTAGTTAATGAAGCGTTAAATCTGCTAAATACAGGATATGATGAAGCGGCGGCACGATAAATATAAATAGAATCGCCATTAGATGCAGTTACGGAAGTTGTAAATGTAATTTGATAAGTTGCATAATTAACACTTGCGACTGTATATTGTGTTGGCGTTCCTGTATTGCTAAATGTCATTTTATCGCCAGCATTAATTAATTGATGTGGCAATGCAGTTGAACCATAAGTTACAACAGAACCCGCTACACTATCCACAATCAATGATGTAGAAGCATAAAAATTACCACTTGAGATTGCTCTAAATGAAACAATATCTATTTGATCGTTTAAAGCAGCGCCAGTATCTAAAGTAACAGTTGTATTAGTATCTGTGTATTCATCTTCATTTAATAAACAACCATTTTGAAATACCCAACATTGACCATTAATATAATTAGCATTTCTTGTAACGCTAAATGCAGTTTGACTTGAGGTTGCTACAAAGCTATTAATAGTCATGTAGAAATCATCAGGTGTTGTAAAGCCTACAACGCGACCATAAATGTCAATGGTTAATGTAGCAGGCGTTCCTGTTTTAATTGTAGGACCACCAAAGTCTAGGAATTCATCTAATGACGCAATCACTTGACCATTATTAGTATTGGTAATTTTAATTTGTCCTGTGCCTGTGGTTGTATTACCTACACCAATAAATTGTCCTGTAGAAGGTCTTAAATCAATTATGTTTGTTCCATCAGGTAAAGCTGACCATATTTTAGGATCAAAGTTAGCAGTTGTTGAAGGCACGAATGCACCTGATCCTGAAGCGTAAGTTGCAAAGTCTGTATCAAAACTAAACTTAAAGTTTTGTCTATTGACATAAATTAAATAAATATTTGTGCCAAACGCTGGATCGGCTAATGTCCAAGTGCCAGCATAGTCGGCTGGATTGCTAGAAGGTGAAGTGGATGAAGTATTATAATATCCATAATACAATTTATTTCTAGGGTTTAAATTAAACCCTGTGCCATCTATATCGTCAGCATAAGCAATAGATAAATATCTTTCTTGATATTGCCATGTTGTAGGTCGCCATTCTAATAATGTTGAAGCTAATGAATAATTACTTGAAGCAATTGCATTAACCATACGACTAAAGAAATACCAATTACCAGCAGGAAGATTAGATATTTCAACAGGCGGTAAAACTTCATTTAATCCATAAGGATTACCATTGGATTGAATAGCGGTAGTGCCAGCAAATATTAATTGGCTAGTCGTAGGATATTGATAGGCTGAATACCAAATTTCAGCATATTGTGTAATACCAGCACTTGATGATGTTGGCGTTACAAAGATGCTAGGAATAGCAATATTAGGATATTGTGCAGTAACTACAGGTGCAGGCACAGTTCCAAATGTTACAGGGCTACCAATGCCTGTATTAGGGCTAGGTGTAAATTCAGTTATATTAACATCATCATAAACTTGTGCATTAAATTCCATTAAATTAAGCGATGCAGTAACCTGACCAGTATCGCTAAATTTTTCTATAACTTTATTAATTCTAAATTCTTTTGCTACCCAACCATAATTGGCATTAGTAACTGTAACAATATCGCCAGCTTCTAATTCAAGACCTATAAAATTAATTTCACATTGAATTTGTAAATCTTCTCTTGCCGCTTCAAGCATTCTGTTAGCAAGATATTGAGCTTGAACATTGTTATTAACTAAATAAAGATTAACTGATTGTTTATTGACAGGCTCATTAGCAAATAAAAGACTTGGATCAATAGTTGCCAAATCAAATGTAGCTGAATTAAAACTGTCTTTAGCAGAACCATCGGGAAATTTAACTTCAATTATATTAAATGAATTATTAAGATCAATAGGTGTTACAGTAATTCCGCCAATCATATTAGTGTTATTAATATCCATAGCGATTGTATAAGTTGGGCTTTGAACAATAACACCCCATAAACCTAATATTTCATTGTATTTAACCAAGCAATCGCAACAGTCTGACATTGCTTGAATGTTTTGCATGATTTTTAAATTAGTATCTATTGAACCATTAAATGTAAATCTAGGTTGGGTTGTTGTATTTCCATCATAATCAATATATGTAAATGATTGGCTTGAATATGTATTTAGATCATCTAATGAATCAGTATTAATATTAGCTACAGGAATCGCCGCGCCATATCTTGTAGAAGTAAAATAGTCTAAAAAGCAATCGCCAGGCGCAGTTCTTGAATTGGTAATTTGAAATCTAGTTTGATTTAATCCAGTTAAGTTTCTATCTTGATTGTATTTAAGATGAACAATAGCAAAAGCCGTATTGCTCATTAATTTATTAGCATCCCAAGTATAAATAAGACCAGCACTATTCATTACATCAATAGCGGATGTAGCAGTATTAGTAGGTTGGCTTGATCCGTTACGATACAACCATATATCCATATAACCTGTAACATCTTGTGTTTCACTTGTTGATTCGTCAAGCAATCCTGTTACTGCCGAGCCACTTCCAAATATTACTTTTTTGCCGCCCCAGTAAACATCGCCAAAAGTAAATGTATCAGGACTTCCGCCTGTTTCTGTATTAGTTACTTCAGATAAAGATATTACCCAATAGATATCTTGATTATCTTCAGTAATGGACATATCGGTAATAATACCGCCCACATAAGCTGATCCATAAATAACAGGAAGTTTATTATCGCCAGCAGGTGGAAGTTGTTGTCTATTACCAGGATTAGGTTGTTGCGCGTTAAGATTATCTTGTCCTGGAATACTGGGAGCAAATATTTTAGAAAGAATAGATGATGCAACCATATTGATTGCAAAAGCTACTGTGCTTACAATCCAGCCAGCAGTTCCAGCAGATAATACGGCAGTTGCAATAATAGTTCCAATTGCAAATGCAGGCGCGCATAGCAAAAAGAATATAAAGAAATTAATAATAAATAAAACTATTTTCATTGCATCCAGTTTTCTTCTATTTTTTTAAATCCAAATCTTGAATAATCAAGATCAGGGCTAGTAGTCATTTTAGTAACAGTAAATAATTTAATTTTGCCTTCTTGTTTTAATTGATTGGCATAATCAATATATGTTTTTAATAATTTATAACCTATTGTTTTATGTCTATATTCAGGTTTTACATACCAAGCTAATTCATACATAGCATAAGTTTTATCGCACCATATTGTAGGCGTTATAATTGCTATAATAAACCCTATATTATCTTCTAAAAAAATAACACCTCTACCAGCAACAATACTATCTATTAGAGAATAAATATAATCATAATTATTTAATTCTTTATATTGTTGAATAGGACTTTCATCACGAAACATTTTTAACATTTCGGCTAATTGTGTCTTATCGTATTTTGTAGCTTTTCTAATCAATCTTCTTTGCCAAAAGCATAATTAATAGTTTCAATAAAATTAACACGATTCATTGAAGTGTCGCCAGGATTAAAAAATTGCCAAGCATTGTTATTAGTATAACGACCAGCAGTTCTATTTTGAAGAATGATTTGAATGCTAGATGCTGAAGCGGTTATGATGCCTACATACGCTCTTGCTTCTTCCATATATTGTTCTGAAATAGAAAAGGAACTAATATAGCCTGTAAAGAATTTATAAAGACCGCCTGATCCGCCTGTAGTAATTAACTCATTTTGGTCATCAAAAAATCCATGCCACATTTCAATTAAAGAACCTTTAATATCATGTCCTAATACCCATCCCAATAATGCGGTATCAAGTCCGACTAAAGTTATAGTTGTTTCATTGGCAGTTGATTTAATGTCGCGTTGAACATCATTAATTTTAACTAATGCACCAAGAGCATCAAAAGGTTGAGCATCAACGGCAGGAATAGTTAATACAGAAGGAGTTGTTGCAAAACGATAAACGCCACTAGCAGTCGTAACTCTTACGAAATCTGCCATCCTTATGTTATTAGTATTTTGTATTGGTATTATATCGTTTGACATTATAAAACCGCTTCTATTGCTTTAAATGATCCACTCCATGATATGAATGAATCATTAGTCATTGGAACAAAACTATATCCTGGATATTCTGTAAGAATAACAGGGAATGTTACGCCAATATAAGTTAATCCACCTAATGATTGTGTAGTGCCATATTGACCTATAACTGCGCCCATAGCGCTTGTTAATGTAGTCATAATGGTTCTATGCACAGGAATATTGACAGTTGATCCTGAACCTCTTTGAACATCGGCAGTTGCTATATAAGCGTAACGATCAATCTGTAAAAAATCGCCTGTTTTAACAATGTATGCAGTTGAGGAAATGCTTGGAAGCGAACCTAATACAATAGTTTTGTTTGCTGAAGATGTTTGATATTGACAAGCAATAATTTGAGCGGTGGACATATCGCCTTGATAGGCAATATAATTCCACCAACCTGTAGAACCAAAATTTAAATAAGATTCATATTGGCGATCCACTTCACGCAAGTTAGATAATAAAGCTCTGTTTTGACTATAAAGCAAATAATTCATTGGCTTCATATCAAATTGAAATGGTTGAACAGTAAGAATTTCGGAAGTAGCAACGCGCTGATTTCGGCTCATCATTTGACCAATAAATCTATGGTCATTAATGCCTACTGATTCAGATATTGCTAATATTTGATTTAATGTAGCCATATATTATCTGCTTTGCGGTAATGATCTTTGAGCAGATTGGTTAGCGCCCCAAACTGCTTGTTTATTTTTAGCCAAAAATTGTGTTGCGCTTTGTGTATCAATAGCGCTCATATTAGCAATGTAAGGTCCATTATACACAACTTGCGGTCCACCGCCCATAGAACTTAATTGGTTGTTAGGAATAATAGTGCCTGGAGTGTTAGGCACAAATAATTCAGGGCCACGCTCACCTACAATAGCTGGGCCTGAAATAGGGCCGCCGTCAGCTAAAAATTTAAGTCCACCTGCGCTTGGTGCAGTTGAAAATAATCCGCCGCCACTTGCGCCAGCGCCACCAAAAAAACCACCAAGCAAATTGCCTAATCCTGAACCTTTAAATATAGCCGTAGCTTGCGCTCTTAATTGAATTTTAATTAAGTCTGAAATAATACTGCGAGCAAGATCACTAAAGCTTAATTTTCCTGTTTGAACAAAATTGTCTAATGCAGTTTCAAGATTTTGTGTTACTGATACGAATGCTTGTTCACCCATGCGAGCCGCATTAGTAGCGCTATCAGTATAACTTGCAAAAGCTTTTTTCCAGCCAAACTCAAAACTTCTTTGTGATTCACCAATTTGATATGCTTCTTTTGCGCGGGCTATTTCTACTTCAGCAAAAGCGTTAGCTTGATCTTCAGTCATCTTGCGACCAAATTGATCGCCTAAAGTTAATTGTTTGCGCTTTTGTTCTATATCAAACAATTCAAGTTGTAATTTTCTTTCATTTTCTGAAACAAAAGCTAATTCATTTTCTTTTTGTAATCTTTCGCCTTTGGCTTGGCTAATTAATATTTCTTTATCGTAAAATTCTTGTTGTCTTTTTAAAGCTTCTTTAGCTTTTTTTGCTTCAGCTTCAGCTTCTTTATTTTTTGCTTCAGTAACTTCTCTAATATTTTTTTTATCTGCGGCTACGCCACCAATGCCTGACATAATGCCAGGAACATTAGCACCTTGAACTGATCCAAATTCTCTTTGACTTGGAGCAACATATTTGCCAATACCTTCCTTATCTTTCCAAGCCGCCCACCATCCAGCTTCTTTTCTAATTTCAGCAAATCGATCAACAATACCTTGTGATTTTTTTTGCCAATTTTCCATAGCTAAAGTTAAATTATCAAAAGCTGGCGCTACATCATTAGCAATAGTTATTTTTAAATTAAAAAAGAATTTATCTAAACGATCAATAGAATTAGCAATCCTAATAAAAGATTTTTCTGAATCTTCAAATTTATTTTTATTGTTTTGTAATTGATCGCCTAAACTTTTAATATCAACGCCACGAACTGCTCGACCAAATAAATCCATAGCCGTAGCATTTCTTTTCGTAGTATCTTCAATGGAAGCTAAAGCAATTGCAGTTTTTTCAAATAATTCTTGGGGAGTGAGAGTTCTTAAATCTTTTAGAGATACACCAATAGATGTAAAAGCTTTTTGTGCCTTTTCGCCACCTTGCGCGGCTTCATCAACTTTGTTTGCGAATGATGCCATAAGCTTACCAGCATCATCGCTATTGCCACCGCTTAACTGCAATGCGCTTGACAAACGCAATACAGATTGAATTGACATATCATTGGCTTTTGATACTTCCTCAATTCTGTCGGCAAAATTAACTGCTTCACGAGCGGAAGCGGCAAAAGATACGGCAACCGCAAGCAATGATGCTTTTGCGCCGATACTAAAGCCTTCTACTTTGTCTTTAGCTTTACCTAGATTGGCATTAAATTCGCCTGCATCAAGCCCAAGTAAAACCGCTAACCTTGAAATAATTGCCATTGTTATTTACCTTTAAATCTATCCATTTTAAAGTCAGGCGCTTGTGACATAAATGTAAGTAAAGATTCGCTAGGATCAGCCTTTTCTATACCATAAATATATTCATAAGCACTACCTAAAACGCTTTTTAGAGTATAGGGTGAACTATTACTTGCTTTTAAATAATTAAAAACTCCAGCAACTAGAGTTCCTTGCATAGTTAATAAGCTTCTATTTCCAACTAACCCATCCGCATACATGACTGTTATTTCATTCATGGTTGCTTCATCTAAAGCGTCTATATCTTGTATTGTATGCCCGTTAAAGACCATAGCCGCCCGCGCTTGGGTTCTTAACGAGCCTACTACTTTGACTTTATGTCTTTGTATTCAGGGCTAATAACTTCGTTAATTTTTTCCACTAAAGTCATTTGAACAGATAATGGAAATTCAGTTTCTACATCTTCATAATTTATATCTTCTAATGATCCAGTTTCAGGTATTAGAAATTTAATATATTCAACTATTCTATGTTGCAATATATGTTTATTCTTGGCAGTTTCTCTCATTGACCTACCATCAATAACCATATCGTTATCTTTTATCTCTACGCCTTCTTTTTCTTTAAGGCCATCAAATTCTTTTAGCATTCTTTGATATTCAAGCTCAACTTTTTCCTCATTAGGATTTTTAAAGTAATTATAAATAGCTTCAATTTCTTGAACGCTTGGCACTCTTACTTTAAATGTATGATCGCCTAATTCAAACGATCTAGTTAATACCGATAATCTATTTTCCTCGTATTTTTTACCGAGTGCTGATCCTAATTTACTCATATCTTTTCCTTATGTTGTTAATTTTTTAGCTTTGTATGAATCTATTTTTTGTTTAATAATTAAACCTAACCTTGACGCAACGGCTTGAGCTTGTGATTCTAATGATACCCGCATAAATGGTTTGGCTGACATATTAGCCGTTCCAAATTCATTAGCTATAGCTCTAGCATCAAACATAACGCCAGCTTCAGTATAAAATTTTCTTCTAGCCTTTTTATATTCCTTGCCTTTTAAATCACCATATTCAGCTTGAAATTGTTGCTTTAATTTTTTAGGAATTGGTTGAGATGAAACGAGAGATATAACAGAATCTTTTGGTGTTACATATCTTGACTTCATATCTTTTCTAGTAGGTCGCCTTGCGGTGATATATAAAGAACGATCCAATGCGCCTGTGTCTTTAGGTGACAATGCTTTTGCCATAGCCAATACAGGCTTCATGGCTTCTCTAACTGCTGGTATTAATACCTTGCTCTTTGCGTCTTTATCGCCAAACTGCTCTTGAAATTCTTTAAATGCATCAAGAGTTTCTTTTAAACCATTGACGGCAAATTTAACGCTCATTAGTCTGCCTTAATTATTTTATGGTAAACCGCATTATTAAGCTTAATAGCATAATCAACACATTCTTCAGGCGTTAATTTATCTGCATGATTTTTAGCTATCTCATGCGCTAGATTAATACCTGTTAAGCGTTGTTGGGCAAACCCAAACCAGTTCTTTTGACCTGAACCAGCTTGGGATACCAAATAACTTAATAAGTCGTCACTATTCTTGATTGTAGTCGTCATTTTGTTTTACCTTTTCTTTTTTTGTATTTTCATAAGGATTAACTTTAGCTAATGCTTGTAGTGCAACATATTCAGCACTATCAGGATCAGCTTTTGCTAAAGCATCAGCAACTTCTTTTGCATCGACAGGCAAGCCTAAAGCTACTGCATCAAGGCTTTGATAGGTGCTTGTCAATAATTCAATAGCTTCAGATAATTTCATATTTAATCCTTATTAAGCGTTGTTTGACCAACCATATTGATTGCCGCGCGGATGAATTGTAAATGTGCATTTAGCTTCAGCCGTTGGGTTAGGATCAACTGTGAATTGACCTACTCGACCATTAAAAGCATAATTTACAATGTTTGTGCCATCAGTTGCAGAAATAATAAATGTTCTGTCGATTGTGCCGTTGTATGCATCGCCACGCATTAATAAAAGGTTTGCGTCACTTGGATTCCAAGCGGCAGTAATTGTCATTGATGTTGGAGCGGCTTGTGTAGGAATCTTGTCAGATTGACGAGAACCTGCTACATTAAAGTTAGCCATTGCATCATCTTGACCAAAAGCTGGAATAGCTTCTACAGGCAATAAATTTGCTGAAACTGCTAAAGCTGAAACGCTTGCATATACAGAAAGGTTAGCTACTGTTAAAGGTGTTGGTGTTGCTGAAGCTTGGCAATAAAGACTTGCGCTAAAACCTGGTAAAACTTTATTTGGAAGTGCCATAATTTATTTCCTCACATTAAAAAATTAAAAAATCTTATGTTGGTATATATATAGTGCAATCCATAAATATATTATGAAGCCCAATTTCATTGTCGTATCCATGATATAACCACACTACATCTGCTTTTGAAACTTTAAAATTATAAGTAACATTACCAAAAGTTCCACTATAACCATGTAATGCTTGCAAAATAGTATTTGCAATATTAAAACCATCTGCCATTTCTGTAGTAAATACACTTATTTGAAAAACAGGTGTATCTATGCCTTTAATACTTTGAACATTACCAGTATAAACTGGTTGATGCACATCTCTTAATTGCCAAGTAATAAATTTAGGTTGCGTTGCAAAATTTCTATTGAAATTAGCATATACAGGAACAGGCGTAACTATACTAGATAATTGTGCTTGTATTGCCTGTGCGTATAACCTAACATCTTGTTGAGTTGCCATCTATACATCTACACTTGGTTTGTTAAAGTAACATATCAAAGTTACACTCATTCTATCATTAGATACACTACAATCGGCTATTCGCCAATCAACATTTTGATAGGTTATTGAATATAAATTATCGTTATCTACTATATCTCTAGTATATGGTGTGTAATTAAACTTCATTTGCACCAAATCACTATATATTCTAAATTTTTCTGAAGTAGCTACATTAGCTCTGACTTCAGATATTAATGGCCTACTTGTAAATTTAAGAGTTTTAGTTGTTTGTGTTTCACCATAACTGCTTGTGGTAAAAGACAAATTATTAACTTCTACTGTTTCAAATTTTGTTATTGCCATTTACATTACCAATGGTTTGTAAGGTCTTAATAAACAATCCACTCCATAAGGAATCTTTTGCAAGCCACCTGCAACTGATTCTGATCTATTATTATAAAGATGAGTAAATAATAATAAACCAGCTTGCTTAATTACAGGATAAGCCTGTGTAAAGTTTGCATTTTGTGTATATTCAACAATAACAGGGCTTGTTCTATAAGTGCTTACATCCGATGGAATACCGCTATTTAATACAACTTTATTTCCTGTCGAATCATAATAATAACTACTTGAAGCAATAGTTGTTAAAACGCTTGGTGTGCTTCCATTGTAATAAGCAACTTTTGTAATGCTTAAATTACCGCTATTAAACTTATCAACATAACTTGTGACTGGCAAATCTAAATAAACAGGCGTTGAAAAATTAGCTGATAAGCCATAATAAACCCTATATGATGTCGGGAAAATTGACATACCAAGATAATCTTCAATATGCATGCGAACCGCTAATTCTAAACTTTCTAAATACGCATCTTGCGATTCATCAGTTCCTAAATTTAACTGTTGCGCTATTTCTTCAGTTGTTAACCAGTTTGTAGTTAAGTCGCGACTAATCTGTTCAAACTTATCATAGTTGAACGGATTGCGAGTAGTTCCATACGGCACTTGCCCAAGCGTGTCGCTCATTATTAAACCCCTACTAAAAAGACACCTGCAAACGGATTTCTAACAGTTGATGCTAATCGTTTTTCTGCAAATAAAGTTATAAAACCAGGTGCAGTTTGATCAAAGCGTTTAATATTCATTTCCTCTGCGTCAGCAATAGTCATAAATTGATCCCAATTTGCTAACACGCCTGAAATCTTACCTGCGGCTGGAGCGTCTAAATAAGGATTAACAATTACTGGGAATCCGAATAAATAAACTAATGATCCGCCATCTTCCGTTCCTGTTTCTACAAACATTGGAGCGCCACCTGTAGAACCTTTTAATTTTCTTAATTGAGCAATTAAAGAAGGATGTAAGTGCCATGCAGTTGTAGGTAATGCCCAATATTGACCAGGCAATAAATTAGCCGCATTAACAATGTCATCATAAGTAATTGCTGAAGCTGAAAATTCTTCTTTTAAAATAGTATGAATACCATTAGTTATAGCAGTTCCGCTTGTGCCATAAGATGCGGCTGAAGTGGATGTTAAGTAAGTTACTAGACCGCGCAAACCATCAGTTCCGCCAGTTGTTGTTGTTGTTGAGCCTGCTTGATCGTTGTTAATAGCCATAGACTGTGCTTCTAGCGATGATAGCTCAAGCATTAAGTCGTTAGAGATAGCTGGATCAATGCCATTAATATCATCCATAACGGCAGTTCTAATTGGTAATTGTGCAGTAATAACTCTAGTGGGTAATTGCCATATTGATGTTGCAATATTTGGGCTACCACTATTGGCAGTTACAGGGTATGTAAATGGGTTTGTTGCGTCTGCGGCATTACCTGTTTTAGCCACGAATTGAGCGGCTGATCCTGTGTATGTAACTTGACGGCTTCCCATTCTAAATGGGTTTGCATATCTTAAAGCGGCAAAAGCGTCATCAAAATAAACTCGACCACCAATATTTAAACCTGATCCTGTTAGCGTTGATGCTTCTTCTACATCTTTGGTCTTATTATTATCAGTAAAATTAACTGTAGCTTTACCTTCAGTTAAAGCCTGTTTAATGCCATTTAAAATTTTTTCAGATGTATTCATATTTATTCCTAATTAATTAAGAAAAAAAGGCGGCGATAAAACCGCCTTTTCCCCGTATTACATTAATGCTATAGATCAGCAGTTTTTGTTGATCTGTAACGAACTAAAGCGAAAGGATCAACAATAGATGTTGCTAATCGTTTTTCACCATAGAAAGTAATAGAACCTGGCAATGTTTGATCATAGCGGCGTAATACCATGTTTAAACGATCAACAATAGTATGACCTCTAGTAAAATCACCAAAATACATTGGATAGAGATTATCAGTTCCAGCCGATGCTGATGCTTTAGAAGGTGCATTAACATAAGTATTAACAACAACATCAAAACCTAGTAATTTACCAACAATACCATCATCGCGAGATAAACCATCAACATAAACTGGGCGTTTTTGATCATCAACTAATCCACGAATTGCGGCAAGCATAACAGGATTAATAATGAATTTAGCATTAGGTGTCCAATATGCTTGTGGTAATGCATAAATAAAATTAACAATGTCTTTATAAACAACATTATTAGCTAATGCATTTCCGTTAGTTGTTAATTGATCGTATGTTGCTAAATTATGCAAACCATCGCTTGATGCCGTTCCTGAAGAACCAAAAGATGAAGTTGATGTAGTGCCACCTGTGTAAGTAGCATTAGCACCTGGATATTGATTAAGACCGCGTAAGCCGTCAGAACCACCACCACCTGTTGCAGTAGCCGCACCTTGATCGTTGTTTGTAATCATACTGATAGCTTCGCGTTGGCTAAATTCAGCTAACATATCTGAAACTACATTAGATTCTAAACCATCGATATCATCTAAAGCCGCAGTTCTAATTGGAAATTGAACATTTAAGTCTTTAAGATTTAATTGCCAAATTGCAGTTGCTTCAGTTGTAGCCGCAGTATTATTAACAATACCATAACCCCAACCAGCGCCAGCATCACCTGTTTTAGCTCTAAATTGATATGTAGAACCATCAGTAGCAACTGAACGAGATACACCGCGCATAGGATTTTCTAAACGCAATGAAGCAAATACTGGATCATAAGCAGTTCTACCACCAATGCCTGCGCCTGAACCTGTTAGAGTTGAAGCTTCTTTGAGGTATGCGTCATATTGACCAGCATCTTCAAATAATTTAATTTCTTTTTCTACGCGGCCATTGCCTTTTACAAATTCAGCAAGTTGGCTTTTAACCATACGATTAACTTCTTGCGAAATTGATTTATATGTTTTAATTACTGGAGTTGCGTTGATTGAAGCAACTTTAGCTTCAAGTGCCGCTACTTTTTCATCAAAAGAAGCTACAGTTTCAGCAATTTTAGCATCGACAGTAGTTGTTACTTCAGCTACTTTCGCTAAATTTGCCGCTTCTATAGCGTCTAATTTTTCAATGATTTTTTCCATGATTTATCCTTTTAAACGATTGTTAAGATGTTTAAGAAGTTCTCTTTGCTCAAAAGCTTTAAGCAATTCTTCTTCTTGTTTTACCACCGCATCGGATTCACTCTGAATAGGTGTATTTTCAACTTTAACTTTAGGCTCATCACGAGTTTCTAAAATTTGTTTGAAAATTGAAGATGCGGTGGTCGCATCTTTTCTTGAAAGTTTTGCATCACGCAATGCTTTCTCGATAAGTTTTAAGTCTAAAGAACCATCGGCTCTAAAGCACTCTAATTTCGAGATTTCAGCATCTAAATTATTTGGTTGCATAACAATTGACACTTCTCTTAATCCGCCTTTAGTAATTTGGAAATAAGCTTCATCCATATCGTCATCGTCTGCTAAAACATTACCTTCTTTATCTGTCATACAATATTCGTCAGCGTAAGCGCCTACAGAAACACCGCCAACAAGGTTTGGGCTTTCCTTCATAATGGTATATAAATCTTTACCCATGCTTGTATTGACAAACATCTTACCTTTTGCGTGCATGCCTTCATCATCCATCATAAATTCATACCATTCACCGACTGGCATTGACATATCATTATGTTGGAAATACATTGGCAAAGGTTTTTCTGATTTCATAAATTCATCCATCCAATCAGCAAATCCTTCAGCTTTATAATTGAATTTACGACCATCAGCACCTTCTCTAGGGCCAAAAGTTGTTACTGTCGCTTCAATCACACCACTATAATCGGAAGCTTCATCGGCTTTAACACCTAATGCAACTTTTGATTCAAAAAAATACTTTTCAAAATTTAGTTTATTAATCATTGATTGGAACTCCCTTTTTTTTCATTCCGTTAGTTTCAATCGGCTTTGCTTTTCTTTTCAAAGCGGATTGAGTTAATTTGTCAAGTAGCTCTTTTAATGTCATTAGGCTTTACCTGCCTGACCTGTTTTGCCAACGCTAGAAGTGTTGCCACCGCCACCCGTATCTTGCGGTGAAGTGCCACTAATAGGCCTAGCTTGTTTTGATGTATCTTTTAATTCGTCTGCGCCTTCAAAGTTTCCCTTGCCAAGATATTCTCGCGCTTCATTAGGTGAGATTATACCATTATTCACACCTGCTACGACATAATTCATTTGATCAAGCGGTGCGCCTTTTAAAAAGTTTTGAGTTTGGAATTCAATACAAAGGTTTGGATAGCCATTTAGTAGAGATGCCTTAAATTTCTGCTGAATATTAACAATCATTGGATACATTGTTGATTTATAAAATTCATCTAGCATAGTTTGAGTATTGTTATATTTACTTTCGCCAATACCTAACATAGATGGCGGCACACCAAACAATCCGCAAATACGCTTCATCGTTTGTTCTTTTAATGCGCGAGCATCAGCATCTTGAAGTGTTAGCATATTTAATGGCATATACTTCATGCCGTTATCTAACAACATACCTTGACCTGGTTTAGATAAATCGGTTGATTTAGAACCTGTAAGAGAAGTCCATGCTTCTTTTAATCTTGCGGCAATCTCTTTAAATTTAGCATCAGGAATAACTTGGTCTGTAACAAACATGCCACTTGGTTTAGCACCATTCAGCATAATAAAGTTTGAATAGAGGTCAATATCTTGATCCAAGCTTACAAGCTCTGTCGCTAGAATACCTTTATTGAAACCAGCGCTACCTTGCCAGGCCATTTCGCTTGCATGAATAACTTGGAAATAATCTAATGGCTCATCCTTGTTAAAACCATAAGTGCTAGTCGATAATCTATAAGTAGGATAACGAGTAGGAGTGATTTGAGCGGTTATTAAGGTTGAATCTAAAAGATACATTTCCATTGGGGTTAGCGTAGAGTTAGTTTGCTCTTTGCGCCATAAAGCAGTGAATGTTTCGCCCGAGAGATCATACCACATAGACCATTGATACCAAAACTCGTATGCAGATTGATAGTTATTAGGATTGTTTAATAAATAATAAACTGCTTTTGCTTTAGCTTTATCTCTAGCTGAAACATTAGGATCAGTAACCGCATCAACTAGCTTACCATTTTCATCATAAGCCATAATCTTAATGGGTAGTTGAGCTAATGCGCGAGCTTTAGCATTTACGCAAGCCATAACAGTTGAGTTGCGTGATAGCATAGACATATCGACTACGCGACCAGCCGCATTCACAGAACTTGTAGTTACATATAATAATTGATTATTTGATTGATTTTTTTGGCCTTGAACATTGCGTAAGATGTTGTTTCCTAACGCAGTTTGGCCAAATAATGTATTACTTTCTGATGCGTTTTTGTTTGATTTTCTTTTGAAAATATCTGTTATAGCCATATTTTTCCTTTATAAGCTTCTAAAGCCAAACGCACTAGAAACAAATGGGTTATCCAATGAGCAATGCATAGCGATAATAAGCGCTATTATACCATCAACCTTTGCTGATTTATCAGCTTCATTCTTGCGAATCTTAATATTGCCATTCACATCTTCATAAACTTCGCAATTACCTAATTGCCATCCTACAAACGGATTACCGCTATGTTTAATTTGATGTTGCATAATTAATTTTTCAGTATGCTTGGATGGATTATTTAAAACAGCCATACCCTGTCCTACTTTTTTAACGGGAATACTGTAATCATACAATCTTGCTACTAAAGAAGCGGCATTATAAGCATCATACCCTACTTCCTTGACATTATAAAGCGTTGCTTGTTGTTTTATATATTCAGATATTTCTCTATCATCCATAACATTGCCTTCAGTAATCTTTAAAATACCTGATCGAACTGCTTGATCAAAGATTGGTCGGTAATGAGTTGGGATTAATTCTAAACCTTCTTCGGGTAAAAAGAATTGAAAGTGTGCATAGTAATCTTCTTCCGAATATCTTTTTAATACACATACTGCATTTAAGTCGCGAGTGGCCGCCAAGTCGAAACCAACAAAAACTGCTTCAGGATCAGGCTTATCTTCACCAATAGAATCATCCCAATATTGTCTATCAATCCATGCGGTATTAGCACTAACATAAATGTTAAGTGTCTTACATAAAAATTCATTAAGTGCCGCAGGTTTTAATTTAGCTTGTTCGCATCGTTCTTTAATTGCATCTTGATAAACAGATATGCCATGCATAGGGTTTGCTTTAGCCCAAGTTTTTTCATCTCGCCAATCGTCTGCTGGATCAAGTCCATATAGCAGGCCAAACCATTTAGGATTATCAGGTGCTTCGCCATGAAGCATAGCTTCAAAAGCCATTAAGTCCTCATAGAATTTAGTTTCTTTAGTAAACGATGCGGTAGTGATATAAATTCTTAACGGATTCTTTCGGGCCACCATACCTGAATGAATAACTTCAATAGAATTACGATCAACAATCTGTGCGGCTTCATCTATGATAGCGCATGATGCATTCTTACCATCGCCTGATTTTTTATTGTCGCGAGAAAGTGCTTTAAATACAGTTTGAGCATCATTGGTTTTTCCAATCTCATATTTGGAAACTCGATAGCAAGCTTTTAATTCTTCAGGCATAGATTCAATCATAGAACGAGCGGCATCAAAAACAATCATTGCTTGATCTCGATTGGTTGCTAAAGTAAATACCTCTGCGCCAGCTTCATTAAATAATAATTCGTATAAGCCAATGATTGCAGTTAGTGTGGACTTACCTGCTTTTCTAGGTATATAAACAATGACATCAGTTGTCATTCTTTTATCATGATCTTTTTTGTGGCGGAATCCATAGATGCCACATATAAGCATTATTTGGAAAGGTTGCAGTTCTATTTGTTGGCCAGCATCAGGGCCTTTAGTATGTTTAAGAACAGAAACAAAATTTAAAACATGATCAACATATTCAGGGATAAATTCAAACTCCCATTGCTTATCTTCCATAAAGTTTAGAAAGCGTTGGCAAGCAAGCTGAATATTTTTGCAAACTTCTATATTGCCTTTAACAACATCGTTGGCATATTTAATGCCTATCTTATAATCCATTATTTTTTAACTTGTGGCCCTTGTAATAATCTTCCAATCATTGAATTAGTATTTAGATTGGTGCTTGTTTTATTTAATCTTCCTTTTGGTGTTAATCCTAATTCATTCATTAAAACAACAATTAATTTTAAAGATTCTTTGCGAATAGAAACATAAGGCGATGGCCCAATAGTCTTTCCGTCATTAAAGCTTGTTACTAAACCTTCAACGGCAATATGGCGATTGCAATCTATGTAAGTATCAATCTGATCTGCAAGCATGGCCAATGCATGTTTATCTTGATCCGAACCTAAACCATAAAGATCATAAAGATAGTTAGAAGTTTCTAAAACAAATTTTGGTTTATTCCAAGCGTCAGGATTATCCATCCACTCTGCTTGAGGAATTCTTGTGCGTAAATTTTCAGGCAAGGGAATTCCCATGTTTTCGCCTTTTGTTCCTCTGACTA